TTGTATTAATTTTAAGTAAATCTCCTGCCTCTAATACATCAGAGCCAGAAACAAAGGTTTTTGTACCGTTATTAGCCAAACTAGACTCGTTATCTATTGATATGGCATTTACTTTCATGGTTACATTTGCAGCTCCACCACTAGCATTAAATACTTTGACTGTTTTTACTATGGTGGTTGTAGCTGTAGGACAAGTATATACTGTGTTGTCTCCTGTGCTAGTCAATGCAGATATTACACGTTTGTATGTGTTGGCCATTAATTTAAAAACCAGGCAAAAGCCTCGTCATCCTCTCTAAGTGTTTCTGGTGTATATGAACTGTTCAATAATTGTATCAATAGATCTAATGATTGTATCATTTGATCTATTTGACCTTTACTATACTCTTCTGGTGCTTGCGGTAATCTAGGTATATTTATCTGTGCCATTATCTCATACCATCTGGTTGTACGTCTGCTCTATATGTACCATATCTCCACTTAGTATCTATAGCAGAACTTGTAATTTTCAAAGACGCTTGTCTACCACGTGCACGTGTGTCTATTTTTGTCGTTGTAGGTGATACTGTAAATGGACCGTTTGTTGTAGCCGTGGAGCTCGGATACAATTTAAAGTTTAGTTCTACATTAACATTACCATTTTGATTTTTAAAATCAGGTATAAATCTTTTTATTGACATAAGTCTTTCACCTGCTTGTGGTAACACAAAATCACCAGATGTAATTGATGACGACAATGCTGTGCCATCTGCATCGTTACCGTTTTCATGACTATATAAAAAACTTCTACCAGCAGTAAGACCAGTTATTGTACTTATTGTTGATGTTGTATCTGTGTTATCAAATTCTATTGCTTGTGGAAAATTATATACACCTTTATCAGACCAAGAAGATCTTGCTAGTGTGCCAATGTACCAAACATTTTCTAAATAATTGTATGTAACAGATCTATTTATAGTATTAGAACCACTAGAAGGATAAAACCATGTTACTTCATTAAACTCTGTATTAAGACCAGCAAATGTATCTTTTTGTGATGCTTCATCTATATCTGTAAATACATAGTCTTCTACACTACAAGGTATTTTTTGTACCGAACCATCGAACAAGAAGAATGAATCGTTACCCATCCAAAATGATCTACCATTAGATTCTACAGCTGCGTGTTGTCCTATACAACCACAAGCAGAACCTAATTGTTGAAAACCAAATACAAACGGTGCACCAATTAATTGCATTTGATACAGTGCGGTATCTGACCACACAAGAACAGCACCACGTGAACGTTTTGCTGTTACAAGTTTTGATCCGTCTGTAAGTCTTTGTGACCCAGCTGTGTTTGTTGCAGTAGGTGTCCATGTTGCAGGGTCTTCTTGATCAGACCAACGAAGAAACATATCATCTCTTGTAGATGCTGTGCCTATTGTTGTTTCTGTTCCAAAACAAATAACGTGTCTATCTGTACCAGAAACCAGTACAAATCTACTAGATGTAGGAGCACCAGAAACTGCTGTTCTATTAGCACGTTGAACTGTTGACGTGCTAGCTGACGTGTCCCAATAATATAAACTGCCATTTAATTGTTGACATAACACATCTTCACCCCAGTTATCCAATGACCATTTACCAGAATCAAGTTGTACAGAATCAGGTGGTGATAAACCAGCACGTGTGGTATTCCAAGTGGATAATCCCCATGTACCTGCACCCCATCCATAACCTTGAATAGAAAAAGCAGGATTAGTATTTATTTGATATTCTGCTGTGCCTGTTCTACCACTAGCACCAGAACCAGAAGCTGCTGCTTTGGCAGTAATTACATAGTTATCTGTATCGGTGACTGATTGTATTTCAAATTCACCCTCTAAATTACTAGCAGTGATACCATTGGCTGTACCGGATACACTAGATATAGTGACAAAATCACCTTCTATTGCACCGTGTGTAGCATCTGTAACTGTAACTGTCGTAGATCCTGAAGTGGTAGTAAATTCTGTGATAGATGCACCACTTACACGTATTGGAGTAATGTCATGAAAAGCTTGGTTTTGATACACATACAATTTTTTGTTTGTACCAGTCATTAGATATTGATCACCATCTAGAGAAAACCAATTTATAATACCGCGTGCTGCACCAACAAGTGCTTCTGTAGTTGTTTTTGTCCAACCACCTATTTTTTCTGGTAAACCATATCTAAAACGAACGTTATCACAATCTATCCAACGTCCTTCAGCACCGTATTCGGTGTTTTGTTTGTCTATACCTGGCGCTACTTGAATTTTTATAAGCGTCATTCAAGCTCCTATATTGCGTTATCGTAAATTCTTATCCAACGTTCTGTGCCATTTACCCTTATTCTTATTGCACCAACTTTGTTACCAGCTGTTGCTGTAGAAGAAGATACACTTTTAGACGCATCAGAAGCTGACGTACCTACATAGTTTGTAAATGCATAGTCTTGATCCAACTGTTCTAGTTCTATAACAGGTTGTGCACCTGTAGCCGAAGCTTGTCTTACATGTAATTTTCCGTTTGGTGATGAAATGCCCATACCAACACGATCTGTGCTGCCATCAGTTATAATTAAATTTTGATCTGTATCACCTTCAAATCTAGCATCTACCGCTGCACCTGACTGGTTAAAAGTAAAAGAACCACCATCAAAAGATACATCACCTGTAACAGTGAGTGTACCTGATAGTGCCATGTTAGCTAAATTTTCTGGTATTTGAAATGCTGATGTACCGTCAGTATAAATTAAATGTATTGCACCAGACGTAAGTGTGACAGCAGAACCACCTGATGGTCCAAATGTCAACGCGTGTCCAGCTCTTGTTGTAGCATCTTTTATTATATACCAATTAGGATTTGCTTCACATGTTAATGCAGTAGAACCTGCAAGTGTACCTGTTAAATTAAGAACTGCTCTACTTTGTTGATCTCCTGTGCCACCACTAGCAACAGTTAATGCTTGTGATGTACCAGTAATTGCAACACTTGCGTATCCTTTAATTGCATTTTCTATTTTTTCTAAGTTATCGTTTGTTTTAGATCCCCATGTACCAGCGTTTGCACCAGTGGTCTGGAGGTCTAAATTTAATATTGTCGAATCAGCCATATTATCTCCTTATCCTGTTGGAACGACAGTCCATGAATTACCACTAGAATCGTCTACACCATTCCAGATTGTTAGTTTTGGATCTCCTACTTGTGCTGCAATGCTAACACCTGTTGGAATTACAAGAGCAGAAGCTGCTACAGTAACCGTTCCTAAACCAAATGTTGCCTGCACACCAGCAGGAAAATATCTTGACTCTAATGTAACACTTCCAACAGCAAATGTCGAGGACACACCTGTTGGTGCAACGACAGCAGAAGCTGCAACTGTTACATCACCTACAGTTAATGTTGCAGGTACACCTGTTGGTTGTACGAGTGCAGAACCACTTACTGTTACTGTACCAAGCGATGATGTTATTTGTATTCCTGTTGGATCTACAAATGTTTCAGCTACAACTGTTACAGTGCCAAGGCCCATAAGAGCCTCTAAACCTGAAGGTACAACTAAAGCGTCAGCTACAACTGTTACTGAGCCAACCTGGGCTGTGAAAGAAACACCAGTTGGTTGTACTAATACACCAGCTGTTACTGTAACTGTTCCTAAACTAGAAGTTATTTGTTGTCCGGTTGCTGCTACTACAGCATTTTGATCTACGTCCTCGGAAAAGGCACGCTCACCGAATGATGCAGCGCCAAAGGTCATTTACAGCTTATCCATCTCCGCCTTGACGGCTGTCCAAGTTATTTCTGAATGAGGATTAATTTTAGTAGTAATTGCTCTACCAAACTCATCTTCTCCTGTTATCCACTCTACTTTATTAAAATCATTTTCATCTTGCATGTCATCGTTTACAGAACAAATTGCAGATGCTTTTAAAGTTTTTATTGCTGCATAAAATTTATCTATTCTTATCATTACCTCACTTGTACTCATGCTAAAATCTCCATAGCTATTAAGGTCATTACACCTGATGCTGTATCTTGAAGATAAACTGTGTTTCCTGATGATTCTGATCGATAATAAACAGCATATGTTACTTGACTCGTAGTATTTGGTGTGTCTAAAACTTGCATTGATATAGGTTGATCTGTTCTTTGGTTGTTATACTGTCTTTGAAATCCTTGTGTAGCATTACCCAAATTAGTACTATCTCTGTAAATTGTTGTATATAAAACTGTTGCGTTAGTTGATACAACAGTTCCTCCACCTTGCACCATTACTAAAATTTTTGAAGATGTTGCTGAAGGAGTAATATTAATACTAGCACCACTAGGAGTCACAAAAGTATCTCCTGATGTTGAATTTGCTGCTGGTGCTTTTTCAACTGTTAAGACTTGAGCAATCTTACCGTTGTCAGCCGCACTAGCTATTGTCGTGCTACCAGTAAATTTTAAAAACTGTCCTGATGTACCAGACGCTAGGCCTGTTCCACCGTTAGCTACACCGAGTGTACCTGTAGTGTTAGTCGCTAAATTTATTGATTGATTTCCACCTAGTCTAGTTAGTGCCATTACGGTTTACTCCATACGCTGTGTGTTAAGTTGCCTTGCTCATTTCTAGCAAGTAAATTGTCATAGTCTGCTTCAGAATAATTTTGTGGTATATCTCTCATAGATTTCCTAAATGCTTTCATTTCATCAGACATAGTATTATCTGACATAGCAAAGTAATCTGTTTCAGAAAGTTTTTCGTTTCTTATTTCTCTTATTTGAGAAATCTGTCTATTTGGTTTATC